GGTTGTACCATTTTTATTATCCTTTATTTTTATATTATTTTACATTAAAACATTGACCAAAGTCGCAATAGAAATTCCTGCAATTATCCAACCATAGATTTCAGCTCTTGTTGGTCTTGTATTTATATCTTTTTGTAATTCATCTAATTTGTTAAAAATCTTTTCTATATCTAGCATAATTCTTTCTGTCATTTCCTTTTGTGTATATCCGTTATTTTCACTCATTATTTTCACAATTTTCACTACCATGTTCACAATTACAAATTTGAACAAATGAACCGTCAGGATTTTTAGTTACTAAACACATTATGGTAAATCATCCTCTTGAATAGGCGTAATCCAATCCCATTCTTTATCCCAATCTTTTTGAATAGATGAACTTGTTATTCTTTTAATAAAATTACTAATTTCTTTTAAAAAAAATCCTAGTAAAAATCCAATTATATAATCCATATTTAACCACTTATTTTAAATAATAACTCACTAAATAAACTTTCTTGCATATCTAAATCTTTTTCTAATATGCGTAGTTGCGTCATCATTGAACTATGAGCTATTTGCAATTCCTCTATTGTATTAAATAACCAACCAATAACGCCTATTAAAGCAGTTATTAATATTGGCATAAGCATTTTAAAATCTATTTTCATGAATTATCAAAAGTTTGTTTTGGCTTATATTGTTCTAATGCATGTTGTATTACTGTAATAAAACTAGATAAAAAAGCTACGCCTAACAATTGAACCATATCTGCGTCTATAATTCCTGAACTATTTGCTAAATATAATGATATTGCAGATTGTAGTCCTGTTCTAAAAGCTTTTGAAAACATAAATTTCCAATATGCTTTCCAATTACTTTTTTTCATTTATTCCTCCTCAGGTTTAAATATTTGTGTCTGCTTTTTATTATACAAAGGACATTTTTTGTTCGCACATAATAGATAGCCATTTTTAATAATATATTTAATTTTGCATTTATGACAGAGCATTAAAACTCCTTTAGATTATATTTTTGCCTTTAACTAAAGCTAATAAAATGCCTAATTGTCCTGATATATGAGATAATTTTTCATCTTGATTATCAATTAATTTTTGCATTTCTGAAATATTTATAACATGGTCTTTTGCTTTATTATCTGGTCCTAAATTGATTTTAGATATATTAATAGTTACCTTACTACCTTGTAATAAAACTGCTGATACTTTTCTATACATTTGTTCATATGCTTTTCTAGATTTACCTACCATGCCGTCTTTACTTAAATCTAAATCTTGTTGTGTATTTCCAACTAATATACAACCTGAAGTATGTTCATCTGTATTACCAGAGTGTATTAATATATATTCAAATTCAGGTACATCTTGTAGCCATAACATACCATAATGAGCATTTTTATATCTTTCAGAATATCTTTGATGAAAACCACCTACTTTTCTAAATTTAATTTCATAAGAGCCCTCTGGAATGCAAGTTTCATGCATAACTTTAACTGCTTGGTATTGGTCTTCTAATGTATAACACTCAAATTTTCCGTCAATAAATAACAAGCCATTTGTTGCGTCATTGCCAAATTGTGTCCTAATAAGGTCTATTTGCATTATTCAGGTTTTGGATTATCAGCTTTAACTTGTGCTATGTGGTCTGCCCAAGTGGTTGTTCCATTAACAGAATCCCAATATTGCATATCAAGTTGGTCTGCTATTGAACCATAAGCCTCTTGCCTAGCTTGAATATAACCAAACTGTTGGTCGTTCCACATAGAATTAGCTTTATCAATAATTGCTTGGTCATAATCAGCTTGTGAAAATTCCAATCTCTCATTATTAACTTGCTTGTACATTGGTTTAGCGTCCTCAACTTCTTGAGTTGCTATAACTGTTAGTTCTTCTAATGTTGCCATATCTCTCCTATCTTACTATATATTTCTTATACTTACTTCTTTAAACCATATAATGTGAAAGTTCCTTCAGTTATATTTCCACTAGAATAAAATAAATGTACTCCATCTGTGGCTTGTGCAACTGTCAAAACTTCTCCACCCTGCCTACCCTGTAATGCAGGTGAGTGTTCTAAAAAACTTGTTTCAGTTGTGATAAATGAGTATTCACTAGCATTGTTAAAATTAAATAAATAGTGAACTCCATTGAATTGTTCCCCTGTTCCTGTTCCTGTATTTCCAATATTAAACTGATTTAAATTTGTATAAGAACTATTGTTAAAAGTTGTATTTGCTCTTAATACTTTTGCTGCACCATCATAATTTGCTGAAGTATCAGGTGTTCCTGAAACTGTTAATCTTATTCTTAAACCTACTGCATCAGTATCAGCAACAACATTATTATATTTCAACATATACACATCATAAGTGCTATCAATACCTGTTAAAGTAACACTTGCTACTGCTGATGTAACTATTTCTTCATCTATTTTTATTAATGAACCACTCATTTATTTCACTCCATATACTGATACTTGGGCTTCAGTCAA